AATCTATATTTAAAATGATAGCTTCTGATAAAGATGTAATATCCGTTCCATATCCATTAAAACAATTAATGTGGGATAAAGCTTGGGAAAGAATATCAAAAGGTAATATAAAAAATTCTAGAGATCTTAAATTTAAAGGTCTTTATACATACCCAATGAAAGTAGAAAATGAAAAAGATATCCGTATTAAAGATGGTGTAATTGAAGTAACTCACTCACCAACTGGATGTATGTTAATCAAAAGAGAAGTAATAGAGAAGATGATAAAAGCTTATCCTAATACTGAGATCATACAAAAAACAGTTATTAATGGAGAACTAATTAATAGACCTTATTTTTACAATCTTTTTGATACCATGTATGATCCTGTCAATAAATCATATCTTGGTGAGGACTTTGCTTTCTGTAAGAGATGGAAAGATATTGGCGGTAAATGTCATGCTCTTATAACCGACCGAATAACTCATGTAGGTGAACATCAGTATAGAGGATGTTTTGCCGATGAGTTGATAAAGACTGAGTAAAATGGTAAACTTTTAAACTTAGCTAATTTAAGGAATATATAATATTATGGCAGGACCACTCGCATTTTTACCCTACGCACTAGCAGCCTATGGAGGTTACAAAGGTTACAAAACATCTAAAGACGCTGGCGGTTCAGGACTTCAAAGATTGTTAGGAACAGTTACTGGAGCTACAGCAGGATATTATGGTGGCCAGGCAGGTCTACAAGCGTTTGCACCACAATCTGCAGCAGCGTTTCAATCTCTTCCATTTACTCAAGCTTTGCAAAGTAAGTTTGCATCAATTCCTGGATTTGGAAAAGTTCAAAATACAGAAATTGAAATGTTAAAAAGAACAGGCCAAATACCAACTAGCACTCCTGACCCAAGAACAGGAGGTGGCATAACTGATTTTTTTAATAAAGCACTAAGAAGAAAAAGATTTGAAAATGGTGTAGATACAGGAGAAATGGAATTTAGTCCAGGTAAAGTAGGTGCTGGTGTTGCACTTCTTTCTTATTTATCAGGTGCATTTGAAAATGAACCTCAAGATGTTTACACACCTACATACAATTTAGCCGTAGCAGAATTACAAAAACAAAGAGGTGGATTTAAATATATAGATCCTGAAACAGGACAAGAAAAAGTATTTGCACAACCATATATACCTGAAGCTGATCCAGCAAACAAAACTGATTATCAAATGGGTCCTTATGCTTTAGCATATAATAGATTCAATACAGGTGGTTTAGCTGAAATAAAAAAATTCAATGAAGGTGGTATTAACTACCTACCAAGTAAAAGAACTCATGACGAAGACGATGCAAACAATTACGTAAGAGCATCAGGATATGTCGAAGATGGGTCTGGCACAGGAGATAAAGACGAAGATACAATGTTAGCTCAATTAGCAGATGGAGAGTTTGTAACAAGAGCAGATGGAGTATTAGGCGCAGGAATCATAGCTGGTGCAAATCCGAATAGCATGAAGGATATGAGAGAAAAAGGTGCACAATACTTCTACGAACAACAAAAACGATACAAAAGAGTTTTTGATTTATTAGAAAGAAGTAGAAATGCAAAAGCAGAAGCCAAAGTTAACTAAACCTGACATTTCAGTATTATCTGTTGAACCAAAATATATAGAAAAGTTTTGGCCACTATGTGATTTTATGGTTGCTGAAGCATTAAGATACTCAGGTGGTTTTGCAGAACCAAGAGATATCAAAGATCTATTACAAAAAGATGAAGCACAATTGTTTTTAGTCTTTGGTAGTGACGAGGAAGAGCTTAATCAGGTGTTTGGTTTATTTGTAACTAGAATCGCAGCACTACCAAATTACTCTCAGCTTGAAGCTATTGTCTGCACTGGACGTAAAAGACATTTATGGGAGGACAAGCTAGTGAATACTGTAACAAAATTTGCTAAACTAAATGGATGCAAAAAATTGAGTTTTTGGGTCAGACCTGGCTGGTCAAGAGTTTCAAAAAAATGGGGCTGGAAAGCTAAACATATTCAAATGGAGAAGGAAGTATAATGGGTTCTATAGTTAAAAGTGTATTTGGTGGAGGCGGTGGTTCACAACAAGCACCATCATCAGGTGGATCACAATTTCAACAATCCGTAATTAGAGAA